GAAGAGTTGTTACAGCAAGACATTTACTGCGAATTTGTAGACTTATGGGGGCAAACAAATGGTAGAGACGGTCATCCTGACTTTAGAGGGATTTACGAAACGGCTTGCACAGATGGACAGCGACGAGATTGAGGACACGATCATCGCAGTCAAAGCCGCACACGCTATGGCTAACAGGCACAAGGAGGACATGGCGATATTATCTGACTACAGCATAGTGGCACTTAAGGACAACGATGAGCCACCACTCGAAATAGTCAGGTACAAATTTCCAGCGTAGAGACGCATTGCCCGCACCTAGCGGGCTTTTTTTTACCCCAAATAAATGGGCGTTATTTATTGTCCGCACGCTAATCGCATATATTGGTATAATATGCGCGGGGGAACACTATATGTTGCAAACGGTAACTATAGACTGGCGGCCCGTAGTACAGGGCAGTATGCCAAGGAATGAAGGCACTTACCTCGTCGCATTTGACGACGGGGCAGTGGAGACATACCCCATGTCAGACCAAGACATCAAACGCGGAGAAGTAAGAGACGGGCAAACACATGGCCTCTATTGGGCCGAAGGCTTACCGTCACCTTTAGACTATGGCGAAGACTAGAGCGCAGAAAGTTAGGGCAGTGAATCAAGATGAGCTTCGGGTATTTCTTGCAGAGAAAAACACCGTTGAGCAAATCATTGATAACATTGAAGAAATCGAGAAGCTGAACCCCGCAGAAAATCCTGACTTCGTTAAGATGCTTAACAAGTACAAGACGGCAAACGAGCAACGCATAAGACTGCTCAACAAGTACCTGCCTGACCTTAAAGAAGACATTACAGATCACGCGGACATACCGCCTATCGTTATTAAGCTGGCAGATGGAACTGACACGTCCGCAATCTGACATCTTTGTCTCGCCTGATCGCTTTCGTGTTGTCGTAGCTGGTAGACGTTTCGGCAAGACATTCCTAAGCACAGCAGAGCTACTCAATCGCGCATTATCAAAGCCAGATCAGAACGTATGGTATATGGCCCCGACTTTCCGCGCGGCTCGGGACATAGCATGGGACATGCTTACCCAGCAGATACCGCCTCAGTACATAGCCAAGACTAACGAGACGATGCTGAGTATTAATCTTAAGAACGGCAGTACGATTTCGCTGAAGGGTGCGGAGAAGCATGACAACCTGCGTGGCCGATCACTCGATTTTGTAGTACTTGATGAGTTTGCTGACATGCGACCCGAAGCATGGTTTGAGGTAATACGTCCTTCACTGTCTGACCGACAAGGCGGTGCTTTGTTTATCGGCACACCTAAAGGGCGCAATCACTTTTATGATTTGTATGGCAAAGGAGTAGACCGAGATGACGGGTGGCGTTCATATCAATACACCACGATTGAAGGCGGAAATGTTGCACCGACAGAAATTGAGTCAGCTAAAGCGGACTTGGACGAGCGAACCTTTCAGCAAGAATACGAAGCCAGATTCGTCAACTACAGCGGCATCATCTACTACGGATTCAAGCGAGAGGAGTCAGTAGTCAGGCATGACGGCGACCGCTCTGTCATACACGTAGGCATGGACTTTAACCTCGATCCGATGTCTGCGGTACTAATGACGCGCAAGGGAAACACGCTTCACGTATTCGACGAGATTGTGATGTTTGGGTCTAATACCGACGAGATGGTCGCAGAGCTTCGCGAACGCTACGGAAATGGTACAATAGTGATATATCCTGACCCTGCTTCTCGGCAACGTAAAACGAGCGCAGGTGGCAGGACGGATCTGTCTATATTGCAAAACGCGGGTTTCGAGGTACGCGTCCGAAACTCACATGCGGCAGTAAGGGACAGAATTAACGCGGTAAACAGTCGCCTACTATCTAACGATGGTCAGCGGCGTTTATACGTTGACCCTAAGTGCAAGAAGGTGATCGAGTCATTGGAGCGCCATACCTACAAGGAAGGCACAAGCCAGCCAGAAAAGGACGGCTTCGATCACATGAATGATGCACTTGGCTATGCGGTGGAGTATCTATTCCCAATTAGAAAGGCGAACGCGCCGCAATCCCCGCAGAGGTGGACGTAAATGTATTACGAAGATATCGAGTACCAGCACCCCGATTACGAGAACAATGTCGACCGATGGGAGTTCTATCTGCGGTCGTACATGGGTGGGCAAGACTATCGCGATGGCTCATATCTGACCAGCTACCTCAACGAAGACAAGAACGCTTACAGCAGACGCCTAGCACTAACACCGCTAGACAACCATTGCCGTAATGTCGTTCACGTCTACAGCTCGTTTCTTTGGCGTGTACCGCCTACGCGTAACTATCAGCAGATGGAAGGCAGTGCCGACCTAATGGCATTCTTGAAGGACAGCAACCTCGACGGGCAGAGCTTCAACAGCTTCATGCGTGAGGCACAGATATGGTCTAGCGTTTACGGTCACGTTTGGATCATGCTTGATAAGCCGCAGTCAACAGCAGGCACACGGGCAGAGGAACTTGCACAAGAGATACGCCCTTATGTCACGCTAATTACGCCTGAGAACGTCTACGACTGGAAGTACGAGCGAATGCCTAGCGGTCGCCATGAGCTGACCTACATGAAGGTGCGCGAGTCTGTGAACCGCATCGACGGCACCACAACCGAGACTTTTTTCCGTATCTGGACTCGTGAGCAAATACAGCTTGTCCGCTATCACGGTGACGAGGCACAGGTAGTCGAGACCATCGACAACCCTATCGGCAAGATTCCCGCAGTACACCTGCCTTCTAACCGATCAGTGGTACGTGGCATCGGCATCAGCGACATTAGCGACATCGCCTATATGCAACAGGCTATCTACCAAGAGCTGTCAGAGATTGAGCAACTGATCCGCATATCTAACCACCCAACACTGGTTAAGACTTACGACACCGACGCGAGTGCAGGTGCGGGCGCTGTAATCAATATCAGCGACGACATGGACGGCGCATTAAAGCCGTACCAGATGCAACCCTCGGGCGCTAACCTCGACGCTATCAGAGCCTCTATTGAGGACAAGATCGAGTCGATCAACCGCATGGCTCACATGGGTGCGGTACGTGGCACAGAGGCTATCACGCAGTCAGGCGTGGCAATGCAAACCGAATTCCAGATGCTTAACTCAAAGCTGTCTGAGAAGGCCGACATCTTGGAGCTGGCCGAGGAGCAGTTGTGGCAGTTGTGGTGTACTTGGCAGGGCCATGACTTGCATGAGGTAGAGATTAGCTACCCTGACAGCTTCGACATACGGGATTACGAGTCTGAGTTGCGCTATTTGCAACAAGCTAAGGCATCAGGCGTCCGCTCTACGACATTCGCACAGGCAGTCGACAAGCAGATTGCCGATCTGTTGCTTGATGATGAAATGCTTGCAAAGGCACACACAGAGATTGAGCAAGGCCAGCAGGCACTAGGTGACTTTACGGCAGTAGCGCCAGCAGATGAAGAGTGACGAGCTACGCAATAAACTTAATGACTTAGCTGACCCGCACGAGCGTAGGCTGTCGCGGGCGATTGCTAACCTTGAGTTAAGACTGACTGATTTACTTGCAGGCTTACCCTTACGTGACGGCGCACTCTTTGACTTAGATGCGGCCATTGCCTTGCGCGCACAGCTAGACGGTATTGTGCGATCTGAGTTCCTCGAAGAAATAGACGCAATCATTCGTGAGTACCCCGACGCAGTAGAGCTGACTCAAGAGTTCATGGAGCAGTTCTTAGACTTCCGCGTGCCACAGTCAGTTATTGGTCAACTGCAAAACTTTAGCTTCACAGGACATGAGCAGTTAGCAGATGAGTTTGTCGAGGCGCTCTATCAGCAGGTGTACAACAACACTGTCATCGGTACGCCCTTCTCTGCAAGCCTTAACGAGCTGAACAGCCTACTCGATTCGACATTGGCTCGGCACTCTAAAACCATACTGCACGACTCGCTATTTGAGTTCAGTGCGTCGGTTGCCACGGCTAGTGCGGCAGAGGCTGGCATCACCAAGTTTAGATACGAAGGTGATATCATCGAAACAACGCGTAGTTTCTGCCAGAAGCATGTAGGCAAAGAATACACGCTTGATGAGGTATACGAGATATGGGCCGATAGCTGGGCAGGCAAGAAAGAAGGCGACCCGTTTCGTGTTAGAGGTGGTTACAACTGTCGGCACTGGTGGGTGCCTGTACCTGAATAGGAGATAGCTATGCCGTACCACAAGAAAGACAAGCGTAAGAAAAAGCGCAAATCACGCTAGTTTGATATAATTAACCCACTCGAAAGAGGATTCGTAACATGAGCGATGAAATCATGGCAGACGCGGTAACTGAAGCCGCAGTGGAAACACCAGAAGTTCAGGAAAGTAAGACGTTCACACAAGAGGAACTCGACCGAATAGTGGCCGACCGTGTTGCCCGTACTAAACGGCAATATGATAAGCGACTAGATGGCATTGACCTCGACGAGGCCCGACAGCTTTTACAGGATCGGCAAAATGCTGAGATAGAAAAGCAGAAGGAACGCGGCGAGTTTGAAGAGATCCTTAAGGCGACCGTCCAAAAGAAAGACCAAGAGATACAGACATACAAGCAACGCCTTGCACACCAATTGGTAGACGGGGCATTACTGGAAGCGGCAAGCCGAAACAATGCTGTATCGGCGGATCAAGTTAGTCAGTTGCTACGTGGGTCGGTTCGGCTGTCTGAAGACGGCACAGCAGAGGTTTACGATGCGAACGGAACGCCACGATATAACGACCAAGGCGATCCATTGTCGGTGAATGAGCTTGTTGGTGATTTCTTGTCTGCAAACCCGCACTTTGTGAAGGCGTCAGTTGGTGGCGCTGGCTCGCAAGCGGCGGTTGGTGGTTCCACGTCGAAACCTATGTCGGCGGTAGATATGGAGGCTAACTGGAATAACGGCGGCAAAGAAGCCTACCGTGCAATGATGTTAGCTAAGAAATAAACCGCTCACTTAGGAGATTCAATCATGGCGGCAACTACTAGTTCAACTCTCGACGACCTGTTTGCAAATATCATCATGCAGGCTCGTTTTACAGCCGAAGAGAATTCACTCATGGCTGGCCTTATCACTCGCTACGACATTGGTAACGTAGCTGGTACAACTATTCAGGTACCAAAGTACCCAGCAGTCACTGCGGCTGATTTGACAGAAGGCACTGACATGTCTTCAAGCACTGTTAGCACATCTGGTGTCACTGTTACTGTCGGCGAAGTTGGTGCGCAGGTATTGCTCACTGACATGGCGGCAATGGGCGCTGGCAACCCTGCACAGGAGCTTGGCACTGTACTCGGTAACTCTATCGCTACTAAGATGGACAAGGACATCATCGCTCTGTTCGATGGTTTCTCTACTTCACTTGGTGCGGCGGGTCAGGAGATCACTGTTGCTGACCTGTTTAAGGCGGCGGCAACTCTGCGCAACGCAAAGGCTACTGGCCCTGTGTACGCAGTTGTTCACCCATACCACGCGTACCAGTTGTCAGCTAACCTGACTAACACTTTCGCTAACCCCAACGGTGGCGACCTACAGAACGAAGCAATGCGCAACGGCTTCGTAGGCTCTATTGGTGGAATCGAAGTGTACCAGTCAGCTAACATCACTCCTGATGGAAGTGATGATGCTAAAGGGTGCGTCTTCACCCGTGAGGCAATGTGCATCGCTATGAAGCGTGACTTCAACCTCGAGACTGAGCGTGATGCATCTAACCGTGCATTCGAGCTTAACGCTACTGCCGTCTACGGTGTTGGTGAGCTTGATGACAGCTACGGTGTTGAGATGCTGTTTGACGCGGCACTCTAAGACGTATGCGGCCCTTCGGGGCCGCTTTACTCTGAGGATTTTATGGCAGTCAATTATCGCGGTGAGAGGTTCGAGGATTACAACGTGGCAAAGCGTACGCCACGGCACCCGTCTAAGTCTCATGCGGTTCTGGCTCGCTACAAAGGTGCAATCAAGCTAATTAGGTTTGGCGCTAAAGGCGCGAAGACTTACCCGCCTAAAGATGGGGAGTCTGCCCGCGACAAGGCCATGCGAGCGGCTTGGTACGCACGACACGAAAAGAATCTACGTAACGCGACGCCATTAGATGCTGTCTACTGGGCCGCAAAGGTAAAGTGGTGATTACATGGCGTTTAGCACTGACAGCAATCTAACCGAATTAGTCCCCGACATCCTAGACTTCGGCATTACGTCGTTTACTGATGAACATGCTAGAGCGCAGGCAGACGTAGAGCGTGAGATACGCAATCGCTGGTGGCACCGCAAGGGCATTGCTGGCGAGATGGACGCAAGCTATCTAACCGACTCACAGTGGACGCGTGCAAATTCGTATCTCGTATTGTGGAAGTACGCGCTTCCCCAGCTAACGAACTGGGTAGATGATGATCGCTTTTTGCAGATGATCGACTTCTACAAGGCGCGTTATGGCGAGGAGCTGGACGCAGTATTTCAGGACGGTGTTGAGTACGACGCAGATGACGACGGCACTGTCACTGACAAGGAAAAGGAAAGCATTCCGCTTAACCGCCTAGACCGATGATTACTGTAAGCATAGACACAAAGCCCCGTGACCTCCGCAAGATGGTGGAGAAGCTAGGCCGCACGTTCACTAAGAACCACAAGCGAGCGATGCGTAGGGCGGCGGCAGAAGGTGTTAACAGAATCAACAAGCGCACAAGCCTTGGACTTGATGTTAATGAACAACCTTTCCGACCCTACTCAGACGCTTATAAAGGCTTTCGAGCAAGCAAGGGCAGACCAGTCGATAAGGTTAAACTGATATTTACGGGCAGGATGCGCGGAGCTATGACCTCGGGGCTACAAGGGCAAGACGGCCTGATCTTTTTTAGTAGCAGAGCCGAGTCTAGGAAGGCGGCGCAGAATAATCGAACGCGGCCATTCTTTGGACTTAACAAGTCAGATCGCCGAGCTATTCGTGACGTGTACTTTAAGGGGCTTAAGATATGAGCGTTAGAGAAAACATTGCCGCCAATATTGTGACGGCACTAACTGCTATATCAACACCAAACGTCAAAAAAGTGACGCGTGAGCCTTTTGATTTCAACAAGCTATCAAACGCACAGTTTCCAGCGATATTAGTACGCACAGCAAACGAGACGCGCGAAGATGCCAGCATGGGTGGCAGTTCGACTAGCAGACATGGCACGATCGACTATGAGCTGGTTTGCTTTGTTAAGCACAAGAACATCGACACAGCCCGCAACCAAATTGCAGAGGCTATCGACGAAAAGCTCGACGAAGATAGAACGCGTGGCGGTAACGCTATTGATACGCAGATTATTAGCGTTGAGGTGGATGATGGTACAATAGACCCTATTGGCGGCGTCATTGTCACCGTTCAGATTCTTTACTCATATACACGCGGTGACGCGTAAGGGAGAAAATTCATGGCTACACATAAAGGCTCAAGCGGTTCCGTAAAGGTCGCCGTTAGCGGGGGAACCGAGGCAGTTGTCGGCGAGGTGCGCTCATACAGCATAGATGAGACTGCTGACACTATCGAAGACACTGTAATGGGTGACACGGTAAAGTCTTACCTTTCTAGCCTCAAAGACGCGACCCTAACTATTGACGCGCTTTGGGATGACGCAGACGCACAGCACTTGGTGCTTGATTCTGGCGCGGCTATCGACTGGGAAATTCACCCCACTGGTACAGGTACGGGCGAGAAGTATTACGCAGGTGCTGGCATCGTTACTGCAAAGACTATCTCAGCGTCATACGATGGCCTCGTTGAGGCGTCCTTCTCTGTGCAGGTATCAGGCGCAATCACAGAAGCGGCTAACTAATGGGTCTCGCTAAAGAATTGCGGGCACGCCGAAAGGGGTCGCGTCGCAAAATTAGCGTTGCAGAATGGGGGGACGGTGACGGCGATTTCGTTTTGTTCTGTCGCCCTCTAACCTGCTATGACCTTAATGAGTTGCAGAAGCGTCATCCTCAAGTAATGCAAAACCCAAGCATTGCGGCGATGGTTGATTTGATCCTAATGAAGGCTGAGAGCAAAGACGGCGAAAAGCTGTTTAGTTCTGCTGAGGATCGCATCGACTTGATGGGCGAAGAAACTACAGTGGTGTCACATATTGCCAATGAGATGTTCGGCACTATTGACCCATTTGAGGACGTCGAAAAAAACTAAAGGCCGATCAGTCTCGGATGAACTTAATTGCCTTGGCTGATCGGTTACATAAGACCATTGAAGAAGTAGAGCAAATATCGGTTACTGAGTTTCATGAGTGGCTCGCTTACTTCAAGATCATGAGCGAGTCGAACGATGGCAAATGAAACCGTAAGCATTGTAATTAAGGCGTTTGACCAAACGCAGAAAGCCTTGCGCGGCATCCAAGCCGCCTTTGGCAAGCTCTCTAAAGTATTCTTTAGCTTTAAGACCGCGCTAGTTGCCGCAGTAGGTGCTGGCGGTATTGGCCTGCTAATCAACAATTCCTTGAAAGCCACAGATGCGCTGGCTAAAACGGCGGGGAAGATAGGCACCACTACCGAAGCCTTAAGCGCCCTGCAATACGCGGGGCAACTAACAGGCGTCGAAGTCAACACGATGAACATGGCGCTTCAGCGATTTACACGTCGGGCGTCGGAGGCGGCAGTTGGCACGGGTGAGGCCAAAGGTGCTTTGCGCGAGTTAGGTGTAGATGCTAGAGAATTGGTGCGACTACCTCTAGATCAACGCATGCTGGTGCTTGCAGATGCGTTTGAGGGCGTACAAGGCGAGTCTGATAAGTTACGGCTAGCGTTTAAGCTATTTGACTCAGAAGGCGCGGCGCTCGTTAACACTTTAGGGCAGGGTCGAGAAGGCTTGGCGCAG